TTGATGTCTTATCTAACGCCATATCACTACAGTTAAGTGGTGACCCAAAAAATCCTAAAATATGTGTTAAGTATATTAAATATACCGGTAGTTGTGTAACCACAGGTACTTGTGAAAATACGGGTACCACATATTCATCAGGATATTGTATAAATGAAATATGTTCTACTGCTGGAATTTATGACGTATGTGGGTTCCCTATTAATGAGTCAGAAAAAACTGAAGAAAGATGGGTTATGCTGTCTGCAGTGTTTGAACGATATAAATACTTAGAAAACTGTGACTTACTAAACGATGGGGGGTTAAATGATATACGAACTCAGTCGTACACAGCATCTACAGCCGGAAATACCGTTAAATTAATCGGACCTAGTGGTGCCAACGACACAAAAGTCGGTAACATACAGTGGTCACAAAATTGGTTAGACCAAGTAGACGATAGACGCGGGTCCTTAAAACTATACGTCAACGGTTACTTGTTTATGGTAATCGAAGACTTTGAGGAGATTATCCCTCACGAATTAAATACTGAAAAAGAAAAACAGATTGGGGTACCATACACCATTTCATGGGGTGGTGGGACACAAGGATTAAGAGAAAGTTTAATACCAACATCCTGTAATACTTTAGATGGTCCTTATATACAGGACCCGGAGTGTATGCCGAATGAAATGATTTCAGGGACGACATATGAACCGATACTTGTCACTAATATTGAAATGGAACCCAATTTTGGTGGTACATTTATGGGTGGTATTTCAAAAATGAGATTTTATATTGAACCCTTAAGTTCACCTCAAGTACAACATAATTTTAGAATTGAAAGAGACACTTATGATTTATTTGATTTTTGGTGTCCAAATTGTTTAGAAATTCTAGCAAATTGTTTCTTTGACTTTAACATCGATTTAGAGACTTGTAATTTTGATTTTGTAATGAATGATGTCTCGTGTAATTTTGGGTTTAATGTTGTCGACGAAGGATGTGCATTTGGATTCGATGTGGTCGAAACAGATTGTGGTTTTGGATTTAACGTTTAAAAAAATTAAATAATTGTGGAATTTTACATAAAGAAAAATAGTACTCTACCTAAATTACAAGTTGAGGTTTTAAATGAATCAAGAAACGGTTATAACCAGCTCGACAAAAACATCTCTGCATCTACAATAACATTTTCAATGGTGGACATTAAGAATAATGTGATGAAAATAGCCAACTCACCGGCAACTATAAAATTAATGGATGACGGTAGTGGATATGCTCTGTCTTATCAGTTTTCAAAAAAAAATACGAATAAAAGTGGTAGATACCGTGGGTTCTTCACTATAACAAACGAACGTGGAACATATGAGGTACCTATTGAAAGTAACCTTAATATCACAGTTTCGGATTCTTTTGCCGATACTGAAATGTGTTGTCGTAGAAACAAATAAATAAGTTTTTAAGGGTATTTATATCATATATGGAATTTTTTATAAAACAGAATAGTGAACTCCCAATCTTAAAAATGGAGGTGGTACGTGATGGTCGAACAGACTCATGGAAGGTATTCGATGCAGATTTAGACAATGCAACCATTCGTTTTTCAATGAAGGAAGAGTCAACAGGTGTTCCTAAAATCGTAATGAATAATGCTTTCATCACTGAAAAAACACAAGACAATCCCGACGCTCCAATGACTTACTACATTTATTATAAGTGGTCATTAAGGGACACAAAACGAAAAGGTCGTTATCTCGGTGAGTTTTCAATCATTAACTCAATGGGCGAACTAATTGCACCAATAAGAGAAAACCTTTATATCAATATCATTTGATAATCCAATATTAATTATTACCTTTACTGTAATTAAATGTTAAGAGTAATCACATCAACACGATGTGAGTATAATGTCTCAAACGAACAAAAAATATTATGGTATCACAAGAAGTAATTGAACAATTCCTATTAGGAGAGGACCCTGAAAAGTATATTGTAGCGTTAGAATACGACTATCGTTCAGGAAAAGTATTTAAGGTAATTCAAGACCCAATTCAGGGCAAACAAATCAAACAAGACACATTTATTCCATTTGCATGGGTTGGTGACCTTCACGGTAAAAAGTTTTACGGTGGGTCTAAAGCTGCCCAAAAACAAGCAATGTCAACACACGGAATACTAATTGAGAAATTAGATACCCATGGTGATGAGAGAATGGAACAAGGTTTAAAGTATATGGTTAAGACTACAAAGTCTTACTCAAACCTAGTTAACTTTTTTAAGGGAGGTGGGTTAGACCCATGGGAAAGAGGTAATTCAGAACATATAATGATAATGTCACCTGTTGAACAATATCTATGTCAAAAGGGAAAGAGACTGTTTAAAGGTTTTGACGAGTATGACGAAGTACATAGATTCGTATTCGATATTGAAACGACTGGTTTATCACCCGAAGAAAGTAGTATCTTCCTTATTGGTATGAAAGACAATAAAGGTTTTGAAAAGGTTATTGCAGCAAACAACGATGAAGAAGAGAGACAACTTATTATCGAGTTCTTTAAAATAGTTAACCAGTTAAAACCAACGTTGATTGGTGGATATAACTCAGCATTTTTTGATTTTCCATTTTTAATCCGTAGGGCTGAGATATTAGGGTTAGACCCTAAAAAGATAATCAGGACCCTAAACCCTGAAGTGAAGTTTAGACAAAAAGATAGTATCCTTAAACTTGCAAATGAAATGGAGGATTTTGTTCAGATGCAGATGTGGGGATATAATGTTGTCGATATTGCACATGCAGTACGTAGGGCACAAGCGATTAATTCCGATATCAAAAGTTGGGGACTGAAGTATATCACACAATTTATTGGTGCAGAAAAGGAAAATCGTGTTTATGTTCAGGGTGATAAGATTGGTAAAACTTATTTTGACAATAAAGACTATTACTTCAACCCAAAAACAGGTGGGTTTAAAGAGGTTGGTTCAAAGGGAACTGAAAATCTTATGGAGAGATTTCCTGGACATTATGAAAAGGTAAACGGTAAGTACATTGTGGAAAGGTATCTTTATGATGATATATGGGAGACCATGGTTGTTGATGAGGAATTTAATCAAGCTAACTTTCTTTTGGCTAAGTTAGTACCAACAACGTATGAGAGACTTTCAACTATGGGTACCGCAACTTTATGGAAGATGATTATGGCGTCATGGTCGTATAAGCATGGTTTAGCAATCCCTAAGAAAGGTGAGAAACGACCATTTACAGGTGGGTTATCGAGATTATTGGCTGTTGGGTACTCAACAGACGTATTGAAACTTGATTACTCTTCACTATACCCTTCTATTCAGTTAGTTCATGATGTCTTCCCTAAATGTGATGTAACAGGGGCAATGAAGAGTATGTTGAAGTATTTCCGTGATACACGTATTAAATATAAGAAATTGGCNGCTGACTATTCAAAGACAGACCCTAAACTTTCCTCACAGTATAATCGTAAACAATTACCAATTAAGATTTTTATTAACGCCTTCTTTGGTTCATTGTCAGCACCTCACGTATTCCCATGGGGAGATATGGATATGGGTGAACAAATAACATGTACTGGTCGACAATACTTAAGACAAATGATTATGTGGTTTATGGAAAGAGATTACAAACCATTAGTTATGGATACGGATGGTGTTAACTTTTCAGTACCTGAAGGTAAGGACCAACATAGTTATGTGGGTCTTGGGTTAAATGGATTAGTTGAAAAAGGTAAAACGTATTATGGTTCAGAGGCAGATGTTGCGGAATATAACGATATCTTCATGAGGAATGAAATGGGGTTAGACACAGATGGACAATGGCCGGCAACTATAAATGTTGCACGTAAGAACTACGCACTATTAACAGATAAAGGAAAAGTAAAACTAACGGGTAATACTATTAAATCTAAAAAATTACCCACATATGTTGCAGATTTCTTAGATAAAAGTCTTCGTATGTTATTAGATGGAAAAGGTCATGAATTCTTAGACTATTACTACGAGTATGTAGATATTATTTTTAACAAAAAAATACCAATAGCGAAAATTGCCAACAAAGCCCGTGTTAAACAAAGTATCGAAGATTATAAAAAACATATAACTAAAAGAACTAAATCGGGTTCATTTATGTCTCGTCAAGCACATATGGAATTGGCAATAAAACATAATTTACCTATTGGGTTGGGTGACACTATCTACTATGTGAATAATGGTGAGAGAAAATCACACGGTGATGTTCAAAAGAAAAAAGATGAGGTGGTGTTAAATTGTTACCACATAAACGAGGAATACTTAACTGAGAGTCCTGACATGTTAGGTGAGTATAATGTACCTCGTTATTTAGCNGCGTTTAATAAAAGAATTGAACCCTTATTAGTTGTATTTTCACCCGAAATCCGTCCTGATATTTTAATTGAGGACCCCGCTGACCAACCAGTTTTCACTAAGACACAATCTGAGTTAGTTCGTGGTTTCCCTCGTAGAGAAGGTGACCAAGATATGTTAGAGGAGGTATTAACTTTATCCGATACCGAAGTCGAGTTTTGGAAAAAGGTAGGTATTGACCCATATTACATGTATGTTGACGGTACAATCGACAAGGTAGATACTGACTATGTAAAGAAAAATGGTGACATTATGTTAGGTCTTGAAGTGGATAATGTTAGAGACGAGGAAAAACCTTACATTGCAGAAAAGAAAAAAATAGTTAGAAAAAAAATAGAAACTAACCAAAAATCATTATTTGGTTAAGAGTTTTTTAAACCATCGGACGACATAACGTACCATGTTCTACCAATAAATTTAAGTTCGACAGATGCACCTCTTTCGGTTTCAATTTGATTATACTCATCATCAATAAGCGATTCACTTTTGATAGTAACATTAGTCATTGATTTAATCGTAATGTGGTCTGTTGTTTTTTCATCTAATGTGATGACACATTTATCAACTTTTTTAACTACAATTGCTGACTCACCATTAGTAGTGTAAGACTCATCAGTTAATATAATTGAATCTGAGGTTTTAACTTCTAAACCACCAACAATTTTAGTGACGGGATAACTTTTAAATATTCCCATTTTAAATCACATAAATCTGACGTGGAAGTGCTCTATATTGTAAAGATTTGTTTAGACTTTCTGCTTGATTAGCCTTAACTTCCATCATTTTATCAGGACGAAGTCTTTCTAATCTCATTTTTAACTCTTCCTCTAATTTTGATTTTTCATCTTTAGATTCACTTAATAATGAGTCATATTCTAACTGTAACTCAGAATCTGGTGTTTTTAAATTACCACTAAATTTACCACGAACTCGACCTAAGGTCTCTTTAACATATGCGGTGAACCATCTACGAACCCATGTTTGTGCAGGTGAATTAAGTTCACCCCATCTTAAGTTTTCTAAATTCACATCAGACGGTAAACGAACGATATCAGGGTGCTTATCTAAACAACTCTCTCTATCTTCGGTTTCATAATACCAATACCATACTCTGTAGTTGTTGTTTGCCATATTACCAAAATCAAACTTACCACCTGGTACGTTATATAGGTGTATTGCTTTTTTACCTTCAGGAAGTGCGGTTATTCTGTAAGTAAGTTCACCACCAATTATCCTTCTTTTAATGTTAATATCTTGCATTCTAAGTAAGATGTCAAAACCTGGTGATACAAAATAATTACCCTGTCCACCCATTTGTGAGAAACCAGCACCACCACCTAAACCGATACCACCAAATCCACCAAATCCACCCATAAATGGGTCGAAAAAAGCTGCGTCAAGCTCAGCACGTGTAAACCAAAGAAGTTCATTGATTTCTCTACCTGCAGGTATTTCGTATATTTGTTGATTAGCTTTCAGGTCAAAATAATCTTTTTTAAGTTCAGAGTCTCCACCCGATTGTAATCCCACAATCTTAGAATATGCGTATGTGTATTGAGTTTCCCAGTCTAAAGAACGGGTTATAAGTGCCTTAGCAACTGATTGTGTATCTTGATTAAGACCATATAAAGATGTCCATTGAGATTCAATTAACCAATCATTAACGTATTGAGAATAATCCTCGATAGATAATTCTAATAATGAGTCCATCATTTCATCTTCTAACTCAATACCCCTAATCGGTGCACCAAGTAAGTGACGAATTCTCGTGTATAATTTGGTTCTTTGTGGTTCTAAAATAATTGACATATTGACGTTTTATATATAAATATCTGGTTTTATGCGTTTATTTTTAATTCACTAAACTATCAGAAGGGAAAGTATACCTACCATTAACAATTTTAGTGTCGTCATTTTTAAACACTAAAGTTCCTTTTGTATCACTATGAAAACACATGTAATCGGTTTTATATGGTTTAACATTACCCGTACCAAATACCGTAGTCCTATCTTCATTTTCTTCGGTATTATTAAATGGTTTAACCTGTATGGTTTTTGTTTGTCCGTCTATTTCAACAGTCGCATCGATACCACCAATCATATCATCTTTACCACCTAATTCACCAACTTTAAATACTTTTTTAGTATTAAAAATATTTTTCATATTAATGACGGCCTTTATTTCTCTTTCATCACCAAACTTATTGGTCTTATCTAAAGATGCCATGATACTTTGGAATGTCCCTGATTCTTGATTAAAAATCCTATATCTAAACTGAACCATCAATTTAATCATTCTTTGCACTTCACGTAGTTGTTGTTTGTCACTAACACCCACAAAGTTTAATGGGTCCTGCCCATAATGTTTTAACACTGCGTTGAGGTCATTCACTAAAATACAGAAGGCCGAGTAGTTTGTGTTCAACTTATTTATGACTGAACGACCTGGTTGTTCGAAATCATAAATCCCTGACATTTGACCATCTGCGTATTGATTTTTTTCGTAATGAAATTCTGAATAAACTTCTTTTAGTATATCCATAATTGCATACATAAACTTCTTTTTGACTTGTGGGTTTCTATTGAAAACCATTCGATATGTATTCACTTGTTGTGGTGAACATCCTTTAGAGAGTCCTTCACTAATAAGTGCTTTCACAACTTTCGACTCGTTAAGCTTACCTTTTTGATGTGTGTCGAATTGTTTGTTTACGAACGACCAATTAATCACCTTAAAGAAATTATCAACATATTCATTTCTTCTATTTTTATATTTTAGATAATATGCGTGTTCCCAAAGGTCTAACCCTAATAAAGGTATTCCACCGAATTTTACAGTATTCATTAACGGGTTATCTTGATTGGTTGTCGTAATAATTTTAACATCACCACTCTTTGTTAGAACCAACCATACCCAACCTGAACCAAACTTAGATAATGATTTGTTCTTAAATTCTTTTTTGAAATTGGCGAAAGTTTTGAATTTACGCTTAATTTTGTCAAGTACTGGACCATTTGGTTGTTGTGGTTTTGGTGACATCATTTGCCAAAATAACTCGTGGTTATATGCCCCACCAGCGTTATTTTTGATGGTTTGATTGTAACGAGATATTCCCTTTACAATCTGTTCCAATTCTAAGTCTTCGTCCTTAACCGACTCTAACGCCTTGTTGAGTTTTTTAAGATACCCTTTATAGTGTTGATTGTAATGAACATTCATCGTTTCTTTATCGATGAAACGACTTAAAGATGAGTATGAATAAGGTAACTTAATTGCCGTTATTCTTTTTACTCCTTTAACATTTTCATTTATTTTTTGATTGTTTTCTGATTCATTAATTGTTTTTTCAATATCTTGAATTCGTTCTTGGCTTTTTTTAAACTTCATAATTATGTGTTTTTTATATAAATAACACCATATGAGAAAAATGTACTATCTTCTTGTGATAGTATTTAATATTTCTTCAACAATACTCCCCTTATCTTCATTATCCCCCATAACAGTTTCAAAAACGTTTTTCTTTTTTGATAATATGTCGTATATTGCACCCTCGATAGAGTTTTCAAATATCGGATAAAAGACAGATACGTTAGACTTTTGACCGTATCTATAAGCTCTGTCCTCAGCCTGTGAATGGTCTGAGGGTACAAATGATAAATCATTCATTATTACTGCTTCGGCAGATGTCAATGTAATCCCGACACCAGCAGCTTTCAGATTTCCAACGAAAACCTTAACCTTATCGTTTGTTTGAAATTCATCAACTGAGTGTTGTCGTGCGGGTTTAGACATTTTACCGTCTAATGTCACAGCGTCTTTACCAAAATGAGATTTTATTTGATTTAATGTATCTGTAAAGTTTGTAAAAATAATAACTTTTTTTCCTTGTTCTATGATGTTTTGTGCAATCTCGATGGTGTCTCTAACCTTTTCTTCTGCTATGATTTGTCTGACTTTCATTAGTTTTGAGAACTGCACGGTTAATGAGGAAGATTCCTCTGAATTTTCATACCAATCAAAGTACTCACCCATAAGTGCTTCATATTGTTTTGATTTTAGTCGTAAATAAACGGGTGTTAATATTTTATCAGGTAAGTCCAATATATCTTCTTTTAATCGTCTAAGTACGTGTGGTTTTGTTCTATCTCTTAATTCTATCAAATTAGAAGAACCGTTAACATTCCAAACTTTTCTATTTCCTACATTAAATTGATACCCCTCACAATAACGAATCGCGTAGGCCATCCAATTATATGCCACAGGTGAGTCAACTAAATCTAATAAGTTAAAGTAGTTAATTGGTCTTGATGTCATTGGTGTACCTGTTAGTAACCATACTTTACCGACCTTATTACAAATATCGTTGGCTATTTTTGTTCTTTGGGCTTGTTTGTTTTGTATATAATGTGCCTCATCAACTATCACGACATCAAAACCGTAGTTCAGTATTATCGATTCCTTTACCTTTTTAAGGTTATGGAAGTTTTTTAGTATATCGAAATTTATAATCATAAAGTCAGCAGGTTCCCATTTCTTACCCTCAACTATTGATATTGACTTATCTGTATAATTTTCAATCTCTCGTTGCCAATTGATTTTTAATGATGCTGGACATATAATTAATATCTTTTTTGCACCTGTTTCCAACGCAGCCATTACGGTTGCGGTTGTTTTACCAAGACCCATATCATCCGCCAAAATATATTTATCGTTACCGACTAATTTTTCAACAGCCAGCTTTTGATGTTCTAAAGGTGGTCTATGTGAGTATTTGGTGTAGTCTATTTCGACTTTCCTTTCTTTATTTTGTATAACTGCTGCTTTTGGTAACCAAAAATCATGTAGGTCTTCAGATTCAAAAAGTTTCCCATATATGTGGAACGATTTATCTTTTTCGACTAATATTTTTTCAACATAAATTTGAGTGGGTCTTTTGGGAAGTAATTTTTCCTCTTTCATTTTATTTCCGAAGTACTCATCTAACTCAACCCATTTTCTTGCGATTTTTGGTTGTAACTCGTGAAAGTCGATTACATAGTCTGATTGTGCCCTTGTTATTTTAAAATGTTTTTTAATTTGCATTTTTTTCTTTAACAAAAGTATATAATTGTTATACCCCTCGTACTCTTCTAAAATACGGGTGGCCCTTATTTCAGGGACGTTTGAAACCAAATTATTTTCTTTCATACATGTAAATACATTTAAATATAATCTATTTATAGATATTTATCAATTGATGAGTCAAAGAAAAGTACCAATAACGAGATTAAGTAAATTCTTCGCTGAAGAAGATTTTGATTTAGATATCTCCATGGGCCAAGAATGGTTACATGGTGATATGAATTTCACGTTTGTGTTATATCGTGTAGATAGACAACGAACTAAGAAAGACGATGTTTATGGTGAGGTAGTTTCCGAAGGGGTTCAGTATCGAGCACCTATAGAACTTAAAGGTTATGTTCAGATTGAAGCACCGACAAACGCGTTTATGGGTAACTCAAAAATCGGACAAGTAGAACCAGGAAACTTAAAAATCGGTATATACCAATCATACTTAGATGAGATGGGTGTCGATATCGAGTTTGGTGATTATATTGGTTATTATGAAAAAGAAGATAGAGTTAGATACTACTCCGTTGCTGATGACGGTCGTATCACCTCAGATAACAGGCATACATATGGTGGTTATAAACCATATTACAGGAGTATTGTGGCGTCGCCGGTGTCAAATGATGAATTCAACGGAATATAATGGCATTACCAAAAAAGATAAAAAAAACGATTGATTTAATTCCTAAAAAAACAGGGTTAGATAGGAGGATTCAACTTTTAGATGATATTCAAAAGGACGGAACATACCTACCTAAAGGTATTGGTCATGCTGATTTGGACCGAGGAATGTTAGATTTCGTAAAAGAAGATTTAAAAACTTTTATGGACGGTAACACCGTTCCTACTGTAGATATTATTATCACAACACAGAATTGGTCTCAATTTACAGAAACTTGGAATTTCCAAGATTTAGATAAAAACGTTAAACCCCCATTTATTACTACTGTTAGACAACCTGAAGTCCCTTATGGTACTAACCCATCTTTACAATACACAATACCTAATAGAAAACAATTTTATTATGCCAAGGTTCCGACATGGGACGGACAAAGAAAAGGTGTAGATGTTTATAAGATACCTCAGCCAATACCTGTCGATATAACATATAATGTTAAAATATTTGTTAATCGAATGAGAGGGTTAAATGAGTTTAACAAAAATGTTTTACAGAAATTTTCTTCTCGACAAGCATACACAATTATTAAAGGACATTACATTCCTATTGTTTTAAATAACATTTCAGATGAATCAGTTATGGACATTGATAAAAGAAAATACTACATACAAAACTACGAGTTTACTATGTTAGGGTTTTTAATGGATGAAGATGAGTTTGAGGTAAGTCCAGGTGTGTCGAGAGCATTGACAATGTTTGAAATACCTCAACTTAATAAGTCAGTGAAGGTTAATCCTCAACCTGAAAACCCAAATGAGTTCCCTGTTGATTTACTTTTTGTTAGTGGTAATACAGAATTAAGTGAAACATTTAGGTATAGTGCCGACCTACATTTAAATGAAACTTTCAATGTGGATAGTTTCTCAGTGTACATTAATAATGACTATGTTGGTGATAACATAACAAAAATTCAGGTAAATACTAATGATTTGGTTAAGTTTGTTGTCGTTAAAAAATCTATTGGTGAATCTCAGATATTCACAACGGCAAAACTGATTTAATTACTCACCGTAAATATCTTTAGGTTTCGAACATTTTTCCATAATCATTTTCTCTAAAAACTTATACATTTTTAAACCATTATCTTCACAATACGTTTTTAATGTTGAGTGAACTTCTGTCGATATTTTAATATTTTTAATTTCTTTCATAAATAAAGGTAGAAAAAAGGCAGAATAAATACTGCCTATTTTATAAATATGCTACCTCAGTGAATGTTTTTTGCGTTTTTTCTAAATATTTATTATAAAATAAATTCTAAAAGAAATTAAAAAACATGGCAGTATCAAACAAAGTATTCGTTTCTCCAGGTGTTTACACATCAGAAAGAGATTTGAGTTTCGTGGCACAAAGTGTTGGGGTAACGACTTTAGGTTTAGTTGGTGAGACTTTAACAGGTCCAGCATTTGAACCAATTTTTATCTCAGGCTTTGACGAGTTCCAATCTTACTTCGGAGGGACAAACCCAACCAAATTTGTTAACACACAAATCCCAAAATATGAAGCGGCTTACATCGCTAAAGCATATTTACAACAATCTAATCAACTATTCGTAACGAGAGTATTAGGTTTATCAGGTTACGACGCAGGTCCTTCTTGGTCAATTACGACACAAGCAAACTTAGACCCATCAACTTTATCAACACCAACTGTAACAACGTGGTCTGTGGATTTCACAGGTTCAACAGGTTCGACAACATCAGTTAGTCTTGGAGCGTTCCCGTCACCTATATCTGATTATATTAATGACACGATTACATTATATAATGGAGACTCAACAACAATGTTGACTCAGATGCAAACATTTATACATAATGCATTATTAGACAATTCACTAAGTGCGACGACAGGTTCACAGTGGGGTGTTGTGACAGATGCGGTATATAACTCATTTACGGGTCAAGGATACACGGCAATAACTAATAGTTTAGGTGTTGATGGTTTATATGATTCAATTGCAGATTATGATGATTCTTTAATGGACCCATGGTACTATGGAGCATTTGAACCAGGTTCAAATGATAACTATAGTGGTATGTCATTTAACTCGGCAATTACATCATTAACAGGTACAGGTGTATCAGGAAGTTTTTCAGGGACGGTTAGTGGTTCAGTATTAACATACTCGGCTTCGGCGTTTACCGAATATAACGATGTTGTTGTGGCAACTCTACGTTCAAGAGGTAATAATAGTAATTCAGATGGTGGACCAGTTTATAATATTAGTGGCTTAACACAAGTAGTTATGGATTGTTCAGGGGCTTACGCTGATGTTCAAAAGAATCCGTATTCTCCATTTGCGATTTCAGGTATTACAAATAACGGTGGGACATTCTCATTCAAAACATCATTTAACTTATCTGATACAAATTATTTAACTAAAGTATTTGGTTCAACTAACTTCGGTAAAACAAGTAGTGAATTCCCATTATTTGTTGAGGAGTCTTATTACTCACTATTAACACAAGGTTATAGGTTAGGTAAAATAAGAGGTCTTAACTGTGACTTGGTTTCTTTACCATCAGCAAGAAACGACAACGGTGGCAACACATCAATCGGTTGGTATTTAGAACAATATCAAACACCGTCAACTCCATTCTTAGTTTCAGAATTAAGAGGTACAAAAGTAGATAGGTTATTTAGATTTGTCTTAATATCCGATGGTAATGCAGCAAACAACTTAGTAAAAGTTTCATTGGCGAATATGTCATTCTCAAATAATACTTTTGATGTTATTGTTCGTGACTACTTTGATACGGATGCTAATCCTGTTATTATTGAGAAGTTTACTAACTGTACTATGAGTCCAGGTGAAAATGGTTATGTGGCTAAGAAAATTGGTACATCTAACGGTGAGTTTGAACTTAAATCAAGATACATAATGTTAGATATGGACGAAGACGCACCTGTAGACGCACTACCATGTGGGTTTGAAGGTTACGTAATGAGAGAATACTCAGGAGCAAGAAGTCCATTCGTAGAATATAAAACAAAATACAATACACCAGGTGAAGTTATTTATAACCCACCATTTGGGACAACAACAGGATTAGACAATTCAACAAGAAGTTCAGGTGATAAAGTTAGAAAAACATACTTGGGTATATCAAATACCGTTGGTATTGATTCTGACTTCTTTAAATACGGTGGTAAACAAAACCCATCAAACCTTTCAACCGCAACTGAAAGTACTGATTGGGCTTACTTAACTAAAGGTTTCCATATGGATTCAGGAGCAACAGTTGTTACAATTTCAGGACAGTATGTTTCTTCAGGAACTTCAGCGTTTGATGTTGGTTCAGCTAGTTTCACTACTGACCCTACGTTACAAAGTAACCCTTACTATAAATTAAATTCTCGTAAATTTACTTTATTGGCTAAAGGTGGTTTTGATGGATGGGACATTTATAGACAATTCCGTTCTAATCAAGACACATTTAGATTGGGTGGTACAGGATATTTAGCTGGTTCAGCACCTTCAGTATCATTCCCAACCGCAACAGGATGGGGACAATTCAAACAAATTGCAGTTGGAGAAGACACTACTGATTGGGCGAATAGTGATTACTACGCTTACTTAATGGGTCAGAAAACATTTGAAAACCCTGAAGCAGTAAACATCAACATATTTGTAACACCAGGTATTGATTATGTTAATCACTCAAACTTAGTTGAGGATGCGGTTGATATGATTGAAACAGACAGAGCAGATTCAATCTACATCTGTACTACACCTGATTACAACATGTATGTTCCTAACACATCTTCATTTGATACGGACTTTATCTACCCTGATGAGTCAGTTGATAATTTAGAGGAGTCAGATATTGATTCTAACTACACTGCAACTTATTACCCATGGATTTTAACAAGAGATGGTGTGAATAATACACAAGTTTACATTCCACCAACATCTGAAGTTGTTAAAAACTTAGCATTAACAGATAACGTGGCTTTCCCTTGGTTCGCAACTGCTGGTTACACAAGAGGTTTGGTTAACGCTGTTAAGGCACGTAAGAAGTTAACGCAGGAAGATAGAGATACACTATATCAAGGTAGACTAAACCCAATTGCAACCTTCTCTGATGTTGGTACTGTAATTTGGGGTAATAAAACTCTACAACTTAGAGAGTCAGCACTTGATAGAATAAATGTAAGAAGATTGTTACTACAAGCACGTAAATTAATTTCGGCAGTAGCTGTTAGATTGTTATTTGAACAAAATGATGACCAAGTAAGACAAGATTTCTTAGACGCTGTTAATCCGATATTAGACTCAATTAGAAGAGATAGAGGTCTTATTGACTTCCGTGTTGTTGTTGAAAACACACCTGAAGATTTGGATAATAACACGTTAACAGGTAAGATTTATTTAAAACCAACGAGAGCACTTGAATTCATTGATATTGAATTCTTGATAACTCCAACAGGAGCATCGTTCGAAGATATCTAATTCGACATATTTATATTAACATGGGGACTACATGGTGGTCCCCATTAGCCATAATTAAACGTTTAAACAAAAAAAAATGAAATTTAAAAAATCTATATTATCGGAACACCTTAATATTAAGGGTAATGGAGTTAAGACTTTTTCTGAAAAACCACAAAATATTGTAATTTCAGAAACACAATTAGAGAGATTAATCGAGAAAATTAACACTAAAAAGTAATGGTTCGTAAAATTTTAAGAGAGTACATCGAAGAAAAAGAGCTGAAAGAAGGTTTTGACGATGTTGGTAATCCCGACTTAAAGTATTACGCTTTTGATTGGGACGATAACATTTTGAACATGCCAACTCAAATAATGGTTTTAACCGACGATGGTAAAGAGGTGGGTATGTCAACTGAAGACTTCGCAGAGTATCGTGGGGTTTTAGGTAAGGAACCATTCATGTATAATGGTGATAATATTGTAGGTTATGCTGAAGACCCATATAGAAACTTTACTGTAAAGGGAGATTCACAATTTATTGTAGATGCAATGGTTGCGGATGAAGGACCTTCATGGAGTGATTTTGTGGAAGCGGTGAACGGAGGGTCAATATTCTCTATAATAACTGCTCGTGGACATACACCTTCAGTTTTAAGAGATGCGGTCTATAACATGATTATGACTAACCATAAGGGTATTAGTAAAGATACATTAATTAGTAATCTTAAAAAATACCGTGACTTTACGGGTGAAGATGATATGACTGATGATGATATGATTGAAATGTACCTAAACTTACTGAAGTTTCATCCAGTGACATATGGAGAAGGTAGTGCAGCTAATCCTGAAGAAGGAAAGATTAAGGCTTTAAGAGACTTCATTTCATACGTTAAAGAAATGTCCTCAAAGTTAAATCAAAGAGCTTTCTTTAAAAATGACATAAAAAACAACTTTGTACCTATGATTGGGTTTTCAGACGATGACCCCGGAAAT